CCCTTCGACGCAAAAGCAGCTCTCACAGCAGTTTGCAAAGCCAATCCGTTGAACTATGCCGACGAGAAAGCTTCTATGGCTGCAGGCAAAGCTGCTCTTGAAAGCATTGGACTTGCTCGCGCCACGGAAGTCAAAAGCTGGCAAGCCTTCGGAAACGTCGTCGCAGCAATGATGACGCTATGGGCTAAGCAGGAGCAGATTGTCATCAGCAAAGCTGAAATGACTGAAGAAATCAATGTCGTGCGCGGCCTTGAAGATACTGCTGCCATCATTGATGGTATGAAAGCTTTTGTAGCAAAAAAGCAATAGACCTGGCAGCGGCCCGCTTAGCGCGGGCCTTTGCTGGAGCAGTTTGCATTGATGATGATGCCATTCCCATTACTGAGCTTCCTCCCGCCCTATTTGGCGAATGATCCTCTTGGCCTGTTCCTTCTCGTTACCTTCGTATGCCTGATCATTGCCCTGTCGATTCTCTCTATCCTTTCGCTGATTCTTCCATGAGCCGGTTCACCTTTCTTTACGAAGAAGGAGAAACCAAGGTTTCCTATTCATTCCATAACATTTATTGTCCTGAAATTGTTGAGCATTTCAAGCAATTTGTTTTGGCCTGTGGTTTCTTTGAAACTTCAATAATGGCCGCAATGGCAACCATGGTTGAAGAATACGAAACAATGGAAGAAAAGCGTGCAGAATCGTCGCTCTCTAATTGATGCTTGTCATGAAGCGTTCTGGAGCTTTCCTGAAAACACGCTTAGCAGTGATCGTCGTATTGCTGCTGTTCTTGAGACCATTGCTAATCATCCTTTGGTTGATAAGCAATTCCTCCGTCAAACTGCTCGAACTATTCTCATGCCTGACATTGCGATGTGCTCGGGGGGCGAATGCCCTATTAAAGAAAATTGTTGGCGCTACATGGCGCCTGCAAGTCGCTGGCAGAGCTATTTCGCTACGCCTCCATGCGATGAAGAAGGCTGCGACTATTTCTGGGACATGAATGAGAAATAGTGGCTTGTTACGATCTATGCCTTGCCTCCCTTCAAATGCCAGCGTTTTCCCGCTACGAACCCAACCGGCTCCAACTGAACAAGAAGCGCTACTACGTCTGCGACGATTTTCCCAATGTTCCCGTAGGGTGTGTTTTGCCCTCTGTGACAACTATTGCGAGCGCGTGTTCATCGCCTGGCAAGATTGCAGCTCTCATGAATTGGCGCAGGAAAGTCGGGGATGAAGAAGCTAATCGTCGCACTCGTAATGCAGTGGATCGAGGCAATTGGCTTCACGGTGTTCTAGAAGATTTCTGGAACGGCGAAGACATCCAAACGCATTTAGATTCTCACGAAAACTACGTGCCTTATTTTGAAAGCATCGTTGGTTTTCTTGATCGTGTAGATAGTCCATTGCTAGTTGAAAGTGCCATTGCTTGGTACGATCCTGCGCAAGAAATTGGCTATTCAGGCACCTTTGATATGCTCGCCAAAATGAACAGCGGCGCTTATGCGCTGCTGGATTGGAAAACGAGCTACAAGGAGAAGCCTGATACACAGCTAGCCGACTATCGCATGCAGCTTGGCGCTTACGTACAAGCCATTGAACAGATGTATGACATCGAAGTCAATGAAGCACATTGCGCCATTGCCATTTATGATCCCGATACGGGAGCTGGTCAGGAAGCGCAAGTTGTAAGCCTTTCAGCAGCGGAGCTTGCTATGCAAGCAGGCATCATGGTGCAGAAGGTGCAGCAGTTCTTCTTTGACCACTACCCCGGTGGACGCCCCTTAACAATTTCTATGGACCGTGGGGCTTGACTCCTCCGTCCATAGCGCTATGCTTCTGATGCCCCTCCCAGGGCCTACTACACTCCTCTGAGGACCACTCAATGCCCGCTGGCAATTCTCCCGCTTTCTCTGGCACTGTCGATCTCACCCCCGACATTCTCAATGCCATGAAGAAAGCTGGTACCAACCCCCAAGGAAACTATTCCCTGCGTTTTGCTCTTTGGGACAATGACAAGCGCGACAAGGACACTGCCCCTCATTTCAAGGGGCAAGTGACTGTCAATAAGCTTGACAATTCTCCCAAGGCCTACGCTTCGATGTGGGACAACGGCAACAAGGCCAAGCAAAGCTTCTCTGACGATCCTTTCTGATTCATGTACGACGATAGGGAATTTTCAGTTGTCGCCGCCGTAGTCGCTTTTTCAGTGATTGGTATAGTCGCACTTTCTTTGATTGGCGGCCCCCAGTACAACGTATGGCGGCAAAGCCTTAATGGCAAAGCAGAACTGCAAAAGGCTGAATACACTCGGCAAGTGGCAGTTCTAGAAGCCCAAGCAAAAATGGATTCCGCATCCAAGCTTGCTGAAGCTGAAGTGGAACGAGCGAAAGGTGTTGCAGAGGCAAATCGCATTATCGGCGATAGTCTTAAAGACAATCCTCGCTACCTTCAGTACCTTTACATCACTGGCCTTCAAGAGGGCAGCGAAAAAGGCAATCGCACCATCTATGTGCCAACTGAGGGTGGATTGCCAGTTCCAACCATGGATGTAAGCAAATAAGCTTTCATCTTGCAAACGGGGCTCTTAAGAGCCCCTTTTCTTTTCTTTGAGCCATGCTTCTTAATGACAAGGAAATCAGCATTCTTGCTGAAAATGATATTATTTTTCCTTTTGTTGGAGAGAAAACCAGAGAGCTTCCCAATGGCACAAAAGCCCTCTCATACGGACTCAGCCATGCCGGATATGACCTGAGCCTTTCCCCAAAAGGCTTCATGGTCATCAATAATTACGCTGCTGCCATTGGCCAAGGCGAAGTGCTTGACGTGAAGGCCTTCAACAAGGAGCTCATGGTGGAAGCGGAGCCCATCGAGAAGAATGGCTCAACGTTCTTCGTGCTACCGCCGTTCTCCTACGCTCTTGGCGTGAGTGTGGAACTCCTGACAATGCCGTCTAACATTATGGGGATCACTGACGGCAAAAGCACATATGCTCGACAAGGCACGATCATTAACGTTACGCCAATTGAGCCTGGTTGGTCTGGCCATCTCACTATTTGTATTGTCAATCCCTTGGCTTTTCCAGTTCGCATTTATGCCAACGAAGGGATCGTGCAAGTCATGTTCGTTCGTCTCAATGAAGACTCACGAAGTGACTATGGAGATGGCAAGTATCAAAACCAAGACGCTAACGTAACGTTTGCTGCCGTCTGATCAGTGAGCGCTCTTGAAGATCAATTTCTCGGACTGTGGCAAGCACGATTTCCCGATCTTCCATTGATTAGGGAATACAGCGATGTCGAGACTTGGGAGGTGGATTTTCAAGAGCGCTACGCCAAGAGCAAGCGCTCCAAACGCTATAGAGCCGACTTTGCGCATCCTCCTTCTCGCTCGCTCATTGAAATTCAAGGAGGCACCTTCAGCAGGGGGCGTCACGTAACCGGCTCAGGCTACGAGCGTGACGCCCGCAAGTTCAATCTTGCCACCATCGGCGGCTGGAAAGTCTTCCTTCTTACCACCCAAACGGCCAAGGACGTTTTTTGGCTTGAGCGGATTGCTGCTTTTCTGCGAAGTGCGTAACGGCTTCAGCAGCTTCACCAAGCAATTGATCGGCAGCTTCTAGATCGCGCTCTTGAAGCTGCATGGCTTGGCGCAGTTCAAGATTTTCCTTAACCAAAGCAGTCACTGCTTCTTGCATGTTGCTCCAACCTTCCATCATTGTGCAAGCCACTTCACGCAGCTTGTCAATGTCATTGCATTCACTCAGTGCCTTCTTATTCGCAACGAGAGCGAAGTCTCGCTCCATGCTCCGTTCAAAAGGCCCCATAACGCCAATACAATCTTGACCATTGTATTTTAGGCCGATTGGAATGGAGAAAGTGCTCATTGTCCTTGCATTGTTTCGTTTAGCCTAGCCATGCAGCGATTTGGCAAGCAGTTTGTTTATCGGGTGGACGATGGGAAGAATGCCGTACAATGCGGAACGGGCTACCGTCCTTACAAGCTCCCTCGCACACCTCGCAACCATGAATGGCTTCCAGGACAGGACGTTGTGTACGTACAACGTACAGCAGCAGGATGGATGCCCTCTTCCATTGTTGGCACCATTGAAGGTTTTGATGCAAGCGGACGAGCCAGGAAGGCACGAGTACGCTGGCATTCAGCTACGGACATTGCTCCTACAATCAGTTTGCAACGACTTCGGCCTCTCTCGCTGATCACCAATGCTTACCAAGGCAACTGACGATTTGCTTAAAGATTTTTCAAAGTTTGCTGGCGCGCTGCTCGTAATTTTTGGCCTTATGTGCTTGAGGGCTTGGTTGATAAGCATTTGCGTGGGCCTGCTAATCCCAAGCTTTGCGCTTGGCTTCTGGCAATGGTTCCTAATCGCCGCCACATTTCGCATGCTCATTGCCTCTGACAAAACTTGATGATGAATCAAATTGATCCGCTGATGGATGGCATCAGCATGGTGCGTCTCATCGACTGGATGGGAAGCTCCCTCGACATTGTTTGCGATGCTCGCCAAAGCTTTGATCAAACAAGCAGCGAATGGTCTGAAAAGGACCAGAAGCTGCTGAACTATCTCGTTAAGCATCAACACACCAGTCCATTTCGTGGCGTGGTCACAAAATGGCAAGTGAAGGCTCCATTGTTCATTTGTCGGCAATGGTGGAAGCATGTAATTGGTGGTACGTTCGCTAATGACACACTTGGCTGGAATGAGAAAAGCTTCCGCTACTGCGAAGCTGACGACGAAGCCTATTACATGCCTCGTGGGTTCCGCCAACAAAGCCCTAGTAACAAGCAGGCCTCTAGCGGCCCCCTAGAGCCCAGCATGAACCAAGTGGCCATGATTGAATACGCCAAGGCTCTAGAGCAAACCAAGCAGGCTTACAAAGCGCTGCTGACGTTAGGAGTGAGCAAAGAGCAGGCACGGGGCATTCTGCCTATGTCCACCTACACGTCCTTCACCTGGACCTGTAGCTTGCAAGCTTTGTTGCATTTCATTTCATTGCGAGACAAGGCCGATAGCCAAGGCGAAATTCAAGCCTATGCTCAAGCGCTTGCCTCCCTCGCTCGTCCATTGTTTAAAGAAGCCTTCGAGGCTTTTGACCTTCACCAATCTTCCTTCTAATGACTGACGCCGTAAACCATCCCCGTCATTATGCCAAAAACGGTGGCATTGAATGTATTGAGGCCATCGAAGCCTCAATGGACAAAGACGACTTTAGGGGTTTCCTAAAAGGAAATATCATCAAATATGTTTGGCGCTATGAAGACAAGAATGGTTTGGAGGATTTGAAGAAAGCAAGCTGGTACCTTGACCTTCTCATCTTTAATATGGAAAATGAGCCACAGCAGGAAGCAGTTGAAGCTCTTGAGAACGCCTCTCAACAATGCGAAGGAGGATTCTGTCCCATGCCGGGCATTCGCTACGATCTCCCAGGAAAACAAGTGATGTTTGCTCCCGTCGAGAGCTAAGCGGCACTACAACAAAGCCCCCAGAAGGGGGCTTTTTCATGCTCAATTGTCTGATGCAGCGGCAGCACAATCCCTTTCTTCTCGCACCATGCTTCAAGTTCCTTCTGATCAGTGTGAGCACTAACAAAGCTATTGCAATACACCCATGCCATCACAATTTCTTCTCGCTTTTCCGTCCAAAATGGCTGCACTCGCCACCACTCAAGCATTGGAAGGCTGCCCTTCTTAAGATTACAGGCCTTGCATGCGGGAAGCATGTTCCAACGACTGAAATGCGGACCGCCTTTGCTCTTAGGAACAATGTGATCAATCGTAAGCTTTTCTTTCCATTCTCCGCAATACGCGCAAGCACATTGTCCGAATGGCCCTCTCAAGAAATAGTCTTCAAAAATGCTCTTGCGAAACCTACGCTTTGCGTCACCAGGGCGAAGTTCAATGAGAGAATAAAGCAGCTCATCAGGACCATTCGCTCTTGGCATGGCACTATTTAGTTGTCTTGTCCATAGTTTAACGTTAATTAACAGCTCGCGTTCTTCTATAGAATGAAGGTATTGATTGATGGCTATGGACAGTTTCAAGGACGGCCTTGCAAATTTCGTAGCCACTATTACGGCTGGCATGCTTCTGTCAACTGGAGCTATGCTCATTGCAGTGGGCACTCAACAAGCGAGAGTGGCAGTGCAAATTGAAACCGTCACAGAAAAGCTTTCCACTCTGACAGACAAGATGAGCGAGATGGAAAATAGAGTCCGTAATCTAGAGATTGAACGCTAGGCTATTTATATCTCCATTGCATCTCTCGTCATGAGCGGCATTGAATGGTTCGTTATTGGTGGCATCATTGTTGCTGCTGCTGACCAAATTATCGAACGCACTCCCTACAAGGAAAACAACGTTATCCAGCTTTTGCTGACTGGTCTTAAGGCAATCTTCCGCGTGAAGGACTGAAGCCATGTGGCCTTCAAACCGGGCTTTTTGGAACGAATGCTTCCAAATTGCCCGTAAATATGGCGCTCGCTA